TCAACTCACGTATTTCAATCTGCTCAGGTGTCATGGTNANGCAGGTGGATTTTCCCGCTTCGCTCTTCTTTCAGTTGTCGAACCCATTTATCCATCGTGGATTTGCCGACATTCATCGCAGTGGCAGCGGCGGCAACGGTGTAATGCTGATCGAGTACAAGCTGGGCAGCCTCGAGGCGAAACTCGGGGCTAAAATTGCGTCTGTTACGTCCGGTCATAATGTCACCTGTTTTGACTATGAGGTGATGATATCACCTCTATTCAGGTGGCCAAATTTACTATGCCACTACATTTCATCGCTTTATTTGCTTCAAGCCACATTTTTGAATCACCAATAAATCGGGCTATTACTGCTTTGTTTTGTGCTGCACGAAGCATCTGGTGATTGATGGCTATTTCATTGCGCATAACGCCTCCAGTTGTTTCTTTGCTGCTCTGATTAATTGTTTAACTCGGCGTGATAATTCAGATTCGTGCGGGTAGAAAGCGGACATGACGCCGCTACCCGCGAGCTGAAAGTGCATCATGGGTAACTCCTTATATTTGATTGCATAACGAAAATGCCTCTGGTGAAGCATTATTGGTATGCGGTAAAGCCGCGCTCAGGCGGCTTTGATAGTCATATCATCTGAATCAAATATTCCTGATGTATCGATATCGGTAATTCTTATTCCTTCACTACCATCCATTGGAGGCCATCCTTCCTGACCATTTCCATCATCCCAGTCGAACTCACAAACAACACCATATGCATTTAAGTCTTTCGAAATTGCTATAAGCAGAGCATGTTGCGCCAGCATGATTAATACAGCATTTAATACAGCGCCGTGTTTATTGAGTCGGTATTCAGAGTCTGACCAGAAATTATTAATCTGGTGAAGTTTTTCCTCTGTCATTACGTCATGGTCGATTTCAATTTCTATTGATGCTTTCCAGTCGTAATCAATGATGTATTTTTTGATGTTTGACATCTATTCATATCCTCATAGATAAAAAATCGCCCTCACACTGGAGGGCAAAGAAGATTTCCAATAATCAGAACAAGTCGGCTCCTGTTTAGTTACGAGCGACATTGCTCCGTGTATTCACTCGTTGGAATGAATACACAGTGCTGTGTTTATTCTGTTGTTTATGCCAAAAATAAAGGCCACCATCAGGCAGCATTGTTATTCTGTTTACCAAGTTCTCTGGCAATCATTGCCGTCGTTCGTATTGCCCATTTATCGACATATTTCCCATCTTCCATTACAGGAAACATTTCTTCAGGCTTAACCATGCATTCCGATTGCAGCTTGCATCCATTGCATCGTTTGAATTGTCCACACCATTGATTTTTATCAATAGTCGTAGTCATACGGATAGTCCTGGTATTGCTCCATCACATCCTGCGGATGCTCTTCGAACTCTTCAAATTCTTCTTCCATATCTCACCTTAAATAAGTGGTTTGCTGCCTAATTTCATTTTCTGGCGACCAACACAAGTTACACCCATTTCACTGCGTGGCTTGCTGTAATAAATTCGGTTAGTTCGGACAATAATAAACCCACCGAAGTGGGCTATGACCATTTTTTATTTGGATTTCGTTGGTGAGCGTGGTTAACAACTCTGTGCATTACATCCTCATATTTTTCATCTGCAATTTTTTTCTACATCTCGAGGAAATGGTGTTGCTAATGCTTTGTCAACTTTGTCCATTGGGTCTTCATTAATCTTATATTCCGGACCGTCATCTATAGCATTAAATCCAGGTGTTACACCGTTTTCTAATGCATATGCCATTCTCTTTTCCCATCTCGTTATTCTCCTTCTGTCTTGAGGTGTAAGACCTCTATCAAATACTTTCCTGTTTTGTCCGCAGTTAGGGTTAACATAGATAGTCTTTTTCACCATAAGCATACTCAATAAGCACCGTACGGTGGTTTACTATACAATCTTATTCTTTGAACTGCATGTATCTTGTTTCCTAATGGGTTTAAATCCTTGTAGTAAACCCTCCTATTTTTTTTCTCGACTTCATCTACTTTCTTGCAGAGAAGGCTGCCAAGTGATGCTGCTTTGTCTGCTCTGACGCAACCAGAGAGTTTTAGCGCAATCTTTCGCGCCAGTCTCTGTTCTTTCATTGCCTGTTCACGTTGAGCCTGTCTGCGTGCTCTGCGGCGATTTCTGGCGTTATCGTCAGCCAGATATGTAATGACTACTGTCATGTTGACCTCCGATGATTGACTTTAGCGGTGACGTAACTGGGGGAGGGAGGTTAACTCCCTGATGCTGTTGCGCGGCTGCACTTTACGTCACCCCAAAGCCAACTACTCTTTGGTTCCCGCATTTCGGCGGGACAATCCCATCAATGTTAAAGAGCCTGCCAATCTGTTCCGTTTGGCTACCAGCGTCCTGCTGATGACTTAAATTTAAGATTTCTTTAATTGGTGGTCAAGGGTATTTTTGAAGAAAACTTAAATTTTATTGCGAAGTTTAAGTTTTGCTTTGATTTTTAAAGGAAAGAAAAAAGGGGCGAATGCCCCTTATGGAAGGTTTGCTATTTTTGCATCGACAACTACACCGATGATTTTGCAGTTCCCGTTGATCTCAATCATCGGATATTGTGGGTTAAGTGGTTTTAGAAACCTTCTGCCAGCATCAATAACTAACTTCTTGAAAGTTGCCTCGTTTTCTCCTTCGAGCTTTGCCACTACCAGCTTCCCATTACGAGGTTCTACTTCAGGATCGACTAGTATTATCATCCCTTCCGGGATGCTAAGACCGGCTGGAGCCGTCATCGAATCACCCTTTACGTCCAGCCAAAACGAATCTTCTGAACAATCTACGGTTGTATCGTACCAGTTATCTATTGCACGCTTATGATATGGCTCTACAGCTTCCATCCAACATCCTGCGCTTACCCAACTAATTAGAGGATACGAACCTCTTGGATCATGCCTGCTGTGATAGGCAATGTTTGAAAGACTATCTTCTCCTTTCAACAAGTAATCAGGGGAGCACTGCAAAGCCTTGGCTAAGGCCAATAGGTTTTCGCCATTGGGCTCAGTTTCAGAACGCTCCCATTGGGAAATAGCAACATTAGACACGCCAACCATCTTGCCAAGGGCAGCCTGCCTAATCTTGAGTTCTTTTCTGCGAGCGCGAATACGCTCACCCATCAGTTGTGTATTCATAGTTAAGACATCTTAAATAAACTTGACTTAAGATTCCTTTGATAGATAATTTAAGTGTTCTTTAATTTCGGAGCGAGTCTATGTACAAGAAAGATGTTATCGACCACTTCGGAACCCAGCGTGCGGTAGCTAAAGCGTTAGGCATTAGCGATGCAGCAGTCTCTCAGTGGAAGGAAGTCATCCCAGAGAAAGACGCCTATCGACTGGAAGTCGTTACAGCTGGCGCCCTGAAGTATCAAGAAAGCGCTTACCGCAAAGCGGCATAAGCAAATTGCTCTTTAACAGTCATGGTCCTCATTCCCGCCGAAATGCGGGAATACAACGCGCATCAGTTGGTGCGTATAACTTCTTATTTGTTAAGGAAATACTTACATATGCAACTTACAAGTACTCGCAAGAAAGCGAATGCAATCACAAGCAATATCCTAAATCGAATTGCTGTACGTGGTCAGCGAAAGGTTGCTGATGCATTAGGGATTAATGAATCGCAAATTTCGCGATGGAAAGACAGCTTTATCCCAAAGATGGCCATGCTTCTGGCTGTGCTGGAGTGGGGTGTTGAAGACGAGGAATTAGCAGAGCTGGCAAAGAAAGTAGCCATGGTGCTGACAAAAGAAAAGCCTCAAGACTGCTGCAACAGTTTTGAGGCCTGATGTAGAAAGACTGGCTCAATCCACAGGAGTAATTATGACAAAACGTCGTAAGAAATACCAGGAAAAAGAAGAGATTCGACACCCTGATTCACCTGAGGGATTAGTGGTAGCCGCAGCAAATAACAGGGCGTTCGCAGAGCGCCTTGTTGGTGTTTACAGACTAGCCAAAGCAGGAGTGAAACATGGGCGTCGTTAAGTTAGCTGATTACAGGCCTCAACTGGAGGTCGTGGAGCATCGCGTGGCAGATACCGAAGATGGTTTCATGCGCGTTGCTAACGAGATTACCGACAGTCTGCTGATGGCTGATTTAACCGTCCGGCAGTTGAAGGTGATGCTCGCTATCATGCGCAAGACATACGGATTCAATAAGCCGATGGATCGACTCACAAACACGCAGATAGCAGCCATGACAGGTATTCATCACACTCATGTTTGCGCTGCCAAGCGCCAGCTTATTGAGCGTAAATTCCTCATTGCTGATGGCGTGAAAATCGGAGTGAACAAGGTGGTTTCTCAGTGGATTAGCCAGGACAGCTTAACATTAGCTAAAACAGCTAATAAAACATTAGCCAAGTCGGCTAATGGGTATAAGCCAAGTCAGCTAAACACAAAAGACAATATACAAAAGACAATAAATACAAATACCCCCTTACCCCCTAACGGGGGCGGCGATGGGCAGGTTAAACCTGAACGTCGCAAGGCAGAACGAATCGACTACGAATCCTTCCTGAACGCCTACAACACCGAAGTCGGTGACAGACTGCCACACGCTGTTGCGGTCAACGAGAAACGCAAACGTCGCCTGAAGAAAATCATCCCGCAACTGAAAACGCCAAACGTGGACGGTTTCAGAGCGTATGTCAGGGCGTTTGTGCATCAGGCCAAGCCGTTTTACTTCGGAGACAACGACACGGGCTGGACGGCCGATTTTGATTACCTGCTGAGGGAAGACTCGTTAACGGGAGTACGGGAAGGGAAGTTTGCAGACAGGGGGATTGCATGAAACAGGATATCGAAGCGAGCGTTATCGGTGGCCTGCTGATTGGTGGATTAACACCAACCGCCAGCGACGTTCTGGCAACGCTGGAGCCGGAAGCGTTTTCAATTCCGCTCTACCGGAAAGCCTTCGAGGTTATCCGCAAGCAGGCGAGAAACAGAAACCTAATCGACGCGCTGATGGTTGCCGAGGCGTGCGGAGAGGAGCATTTCACGTCAATCCTGATGACCAGCAAAAACTGCCCGAGTGCCGCAAACCTGAAGGGATATGCCGGAATGGTCGCGGATAACTATCACCGCCGTCTGGTGCTGGAAATCATGGATGAAATGCGTGAACCAATCCAAAGCGGAACCATCGACGCATCGAGTCAGGCGATGGATGAACTTGTAAAACGGCTCTCAGCCATCAGAAAGCCCCGTGACGAGGTTAAACCTGTACGGTTAGGGGAAATCATCACTGACTACACTGACACGCTTGACAGGCGTCTGAGGAACGGAGAAGAGTCAGATACCCTGAAGACCGGAATCGAAGAACTTGACGCCATCACCGGAGGGATGAACGCGGAAGACCTGGTGATTATCGCCGCTCGTCCTGGTATGGGGAAAACCGAACTGGCGCTGAAGATTGCCGAAGGCGTTGCAAGCCGCGTTATTCCTGGTTCTGACGTCCGGCGCGGAGTATTGATTTTCTCGATGGAAATGAGCGCATTGCAGATTGCAGAGCGAAGCATTGCCAACGCCGGGAGGATGTCGGTTAGCGTGCTGCGAAATCCTGCATCGATGGATGACGAAGGCTGGGCGCGCGTTGCTAACGGCATGAGTCAGCTTGCAGATTTGGATGTATGGGTAGTCGATGCCTCGCGGTTATCTGTCGAAGAAATTCGCTCAATCGCAGAACGACACAAACAGGAAAATCCAAACCTGTCACTCATCATGGCGGATTATCTTGGCCTGATTGAGAAGCCGAAAGCAGACCGCAACGACCTCGCAATTGCTCACATCTCAGGAAGCCTTAAGGCGATGGCGAAAGACCTGAAAACGCCTGTTATCTCCCTAAGTCAGCTTTCACGCGATGTTGAGAAGCGACCAAACAAACGCCCGACAAACGCAGATTTGCGTGATTCAGGAAGCATTGAGCAGGACGCAGACTCAATCATCATGCTCTATCGGGAAGCGGTATATGACGAGAACAGTAGCGCCGCGCCATTTGCTGAAATCATCGTGACGAAAAACCGTTTTGGCTCACTTGGTACGGTTTACCAGCGGTTCTGTAACGGACACTTTGTTGCATGTGACCAGGATGAAGCCAGACAGATTTGCACAGCATCAAATGCACCTGCTGCGCGTGGCAGACGATATGCACAAGGGGCTGACGTATGACCATCTACATCACTGAGCTAATAACAGGTCTGCTGGTAATCGCAGGCCTTTTTATTTGGGGGAGAGGGAAGTCATGAAAAAGCTAACCTTTGAAATTCGATCTCCAGCACATCAGCAAAACGCTATTCACGCAGTACAGCAAATCCTTCCAGACCCAACCAAACCAATCGTAGTAACCATTCAGGAACGCAACCGCAGCTTAGACCAGAATCGAAAGCTTTGGGCTTGCCTTGGTGACGTCTCTCGTCAGGTTGAATGGCATGGTCGCTGGCTGGATGCAGAAAGCTGGAAGTGCGTTTTTACAGCAGCATTAAAGCAGCAGGACGTTGCTGAGGTAACAGGCGCAACAGTAACCAGCATAAATCAGGCTGCGGCTAAAATGGCGCGGGCAGGAATCTTAGTCATTGATGGTAAGGTCTGGCGAACGGTGTATTACCGGTTCGCTACCAGGGAAGAACGGGAAGGAAAGGTGAGCACGAATCTGATTTTCAAGGAGTGTCGCCAGAGTGCCGCGATGAAGCGGGTTTTATTTGTTTATGCGGCGGGGGGAGGAAATCAGTGAGGTTGACGATAACTAATATCTGGCGCTATATTCTGTGCGTTGCCGCAAAATCGGCACACGGGATTGGCGTCCCGGATAAGGTAATCGCGACTACTACACGCCGCGAGCGTGTTTTTTATTGTCGTAAGCATACGCACATCTGAATTATGGTGGGGCGTGTAGGGCCGACTTCGGTCGGGCCGGTTGATTACCCCGGTTACGCCAACCCTACATGTCTCACCACCAAACTGATTGGCGTCAGCGGTGGTGGTTAACTTGATTTATAGGTAATCATCATGAGCACACAACTAGTCTTTCATCAAACAAAATTCCATCCTGTTAAACACAACAACAGTATCTGGCTTACTGCCGTTGAGATTGCTCAAGCTCTCGGATATAAAAAATCTGATGCCGTAACTCAGATCTACGATCGAAATTCCGATGAATTTAGGGCAGATATGACTGAGACCCTCAATTTGAGTGTCTCAGGGAACTACCAGAAAACAATACGCATTTTCTCCCTCCGTGGTGCCCATTTGATCGCTATGTTCGCCCGCACTCCTGTAGCCAAAGAATTCCGCCGCTGGGTTCTGGATATTCTCGATCGAGAAGTTCAACAATCCCCAATCACAAAACAATTCACTGATAACGAACTTTGCACACTCGCCTGGTTATGGCGAGCAGGGGATGTGATGTTAACCGCCTGCCAGAATGTTACTCCACTTCTTCAGGTTGCGGAGCATCGCGAAGCCGGTCGCTTTACTTCTATTGAGCAAGAATATCCCCAGATACTACATAAGGCGCGCGAAATCCTTGCCAGAGAAACGGCACATGTAAGATTCCAGCCGTGGCAGGATGATAAGTGGAGCCGAGTATTGCCGCATTTGCGTTCTGAGCAGTAGCAATAAAGTTTCCGGTGAGAAATGTCACCAGCATTTTGTTATGAAACGGGTATTGGCGGTATATGGGGGCGGGGCTTTAGTTATTAGGTGTCGAGAATTAATTGTTTGTAGCAATATAAAAAGGAGCGCTTAAGTCCGTTTATTTTTTTTAAGCTTCATATACATAGTGGATAAAAATGAGAACCACCCGCTGAACGGGTGGTTTTGCGCAAGTTAAATTTTATAATTTCAGTGAATCTTTACGCTGTAATAATGCAAATGATAGTTGAAAAAAACACAATCAGTCGATGGATTCTCCGTAGGATGCAACTGCCTGAGCGACGCAAAAACGATCAATACACTCTATTTCTCCATAATCACGCAGGCAATAATAAGTATTATTGTCTTTATCAAAAGCGTAAATGCTACAAATACCCTCAAGCTCACAACTTGCGTCCCATCCACTATTAGATAACGTGCCCCATTCCTGGTAAAGCCCTGCGTTAACTTCTCGATTGATAATATGCGGTCCACTATAGTTATCATAATCGTAACTATAGATGTCACGTGCCTCAGGAAAATTCCCGTTCATGTTTTCAATCCACGGTAAAATATCTTTAACTGAGTTATAAAGTTCAATGCTGTATTTGAAAAAACGCTTCACAATAAAAACATAGATGCCGGCAGATTTGTTTGTTGATTTATCAGTGGCGAAAATGACAAAAATCTTCCCAACGCACTTTTCATCTACGCCCGGAAAAGTTACTGTGCCATCCTGGCTAACCGCCAGAACATTATTGTCTGCATTAGTGCTACAGGTCCATTTTACCTTGTCATTATTAATAGGGTCATTATCAATGACCATCTTGAAGGTTGCTCCTGGGAACAAACTGTTAGGGAAACAGTAACCACTCTCCATATCATTTTTAATATCATAGATATGGCTATCAACTAACACGCCTGTAATTTTGCTCATCATTGAACTCTCTTTGTTTGTTAAATAAAAAGTTTTATTCCTGAACAACGGAACACGCTGATATTAATGCAGCCAATGAATTGTTGTTGTTATTTGGAGGTTATATAGTGGTATGAATGTTATTATGCGATGTCTCTGAGTGATGGGGTAAGGATTATATGATTCGCTTTTGAGATTTACCTATGTCAGGCGTTGCTGTTCATGTTCGTCCCCGTTGTCAGTCTTCTTAGTCTGAGCTAATGTCATCATCAATGGGTTATCAGTTTTCTCTGAAGTTATATAATTAATTGAGCGCCATAGCACCATGGGGCATTGTTGAATTTCATCTTCAATTGATTTTCCATAATCAACTCGCCATAATCATGTCATCGGAGCCTGAACACCTCCGGTGACTTCTGCGCTAAACGGGGACGTTTATGCGCACACACAATCTAAACTCTCTTCTCCCTTCACAGATGCAGAAATGCACCTGCGATTTTTTGCATCCAACGTTTGACCTCTGCGGAGGTGAAGCGTGAACCTCCCACAAGACGGCATCAAATTACATCGCGGCAACTTCACCGCTATCGGTCAGCAGATCCAGCCTTATCTGGAGGATGGCAAATGCTTTCGCATGGTGCTTAAACCGTGGCGCGAGAGACGCAGTCTTTCCCAGAATGCACTCAGCCACATGTGGTACAGCGAAATCAGTGAGTACCTCATCAGCAGGGGTAAAACGTTCGCTACTGCAGTATGGGTAAAAGATGCACTCAAACACACATACCTCGGTTATGAAACCAAGGACCTGGTTGATGTCGTAACCGGCGAAATCACTACGATCCAGTCGTTACGCCATACCTCCGATCTTGATACCGGAGAGATGTATGTCTTCCTGTGTAAGGTTGAAGCCTGGGCGATGAATATTGGCTGCCACCTGACTATTCCGCAGAGCTGCGAGTTCCAGCTGCTGCGCGACAAGCAGGAGGCGTAATGGCTACACCGCTTATTCGTGTCATGAGCGGACACATCTACAGAGTACCAAATCGTCGTAAGCGTAAGCCTGAGCTGAAACCATCCGAAATACCAACACTGCTCGGATATACCGCCAGCCTGGTTGATAAAAAATGGTTGCGACTGGCAGCAAGGAGGAATCATGGCTGATTTGAGAAAAGCAGCGCGTGGTCGGGAATGCCAGGTAAGAATCCCTGGCGTATGTAATGGCAATCCTGAAACGTCTGTACTGGCACATATCCGGCTGGCTGGATTGTGCGGTACCGGTATCAAACCGCCAGACCTGATTGCCACCATTGCATGTTCTGCCTGTCACGACGAAATCGACCGCCGCACACATTTTGTCGATGCTGAGTATGCAAAAGAATGCGCGCTGGAAGATATGGCGAGAACGCAGGTTATCTGGCTGAAAGAGGGGGTAATCAAGGCGTGAATACTTACTACATCACACTACCCTGGCCGCCGAGCAATAACCGCTACTACCGCCATAATCGCGGGCGCACGCACATCAGCGCAGAGGGGCAGGTATACCGCGATAACGTCGCCCGAATCATCAAAGGCTCCATGCTGGATATCGGTCTGGCTATGCCAGTGAAATCCGTATTGACGTGCCACATGCCGGATCGCCGTCGCCGTGACCTGGATAATCTGCAAAAGCAGCTTTGACGCACTCAACCAA